CTAAGAAGTAACAGGCAAAAAAAATGCCCCGGAGGAGTGCCGGGGCAAATCGATACCAAGGAGAGAGCACGTGAAGATACCTGACGCTCAGTATAGCATCCCCGAGCTAATTGACAAGCACCATGCAGACAAACCAGAAAAACCAAGGGCACACCTTGGTGCAAGCCAACTGGGTCACCCTTGCGACCGTTGGCTATGGCTTTCGTTCCGGTGGGCGGTGGCGAGCAAGTTTGAAGGTCGCGTGTTACGTATGTTCAGACGCGGCCAAAACGAAGAAACCACGATTAAGGACGATCTTCAGGCTATCGGCATCCAATTCAAGCCAGGGACGGCGCAGGAACGGGTGGACTTTGGTTGCCACATTAGCGGGAGCATAGATGACATCGCAATCTCTGGGGTGCCGGGAGCGCCACAGAAGAAACACGTTTGTGAGTACAAAACCCACAACAAGAAATCGTTTGAACAGGTCGAAGACAAAGGTGTGGAGCGTGCCAAGTTTGATCACTTTGTGCAAATGCAGTCTTATATGCATGGCACTGGTATTGACAGGGCGCTGTATGTGGCTGTCTGTAAAGATGACGACAGGCTCTATACCGAGCGGGTGGAATACGACAAAGGCGTCGCAGAAAACGCAATAGCCCGTGGTAAGCGGATTGCATTGTCAGACCGGATGCCCGAGCCTTTAAGCGCAGACCCTAGCTGGTATCAATGCAAGTGGTGTCCCGCGCATGAGTTTTGTCACGGTGACCGCCTGACCAAAGAGGTCAACTGCCGCACCTGCGCCCATAGCACTGCTACTGAGAACTCCAAATGGATCTGCGAGCGCCACGCTGGTAGCGAGATACCCGTTGAGTGGCAGCGTGAAGGTTGCAACGCCCATGTTCTGCACCCTGATATGGTCCCGTGGCAGCGCAAGGAGGCCGGTGACGAGTGGCAGACCATCTACGTCATTAAAGGCAAAGACGTTGTGAACGGTGAGCCAGGTGATGGTGTGTACGGGTCCAAGGAGTTGGTCGCTAACGCTGCCGCTTGTGCTGAGTCTGACGAAGGCATGATTGAGTTTCGGAAGATGTTTGATGCGCGGGTAGTTGGATGAAAGTTCTTATTGCTTGCGAATATAGCGGCACAGTAAGGGACGCTTTCATCAAAGCAGGACACGATGCGATGTCGTGCGATCTGTTGCCAACAGATACAGCGGGACCGCATTATCAAGGCGATGTTACGGACATATTGAACGACGGTTGGGATATGTTGATCGCCCACCCGCCCTGCACATACTTATCAAACGCTGGCGCTCGATGGTTGTACGCAGGGAAAACTCTTAACATCAAACGATTTGAACAAGGACTTGACGCAAAAACCTTTTTTTTGCTTTTGTTTAACGCAAACATTCCGCGGGTTGCAATTGAAAATCCAATCCCATCAAGTGTGTTTGAATTGCCCAAATATTCTCAAACTATTCAACCCTATGAGTTTGGACACCCATTTAAAAAGAAAACTTGTTTGTGGTTAAAAAATTTACCAAAATTAACCCCGACAAGCGTAATTTCAGAGCAAAGCAGAGAAAGTACAAAGATACCCGGCAATTGGTTTAATAAAGGCGGCAAAGAAAGGCAAAAAGAAAGAGCAAGAACTTTCCAAGGCATTGCCGACGCAATGGCCGCGCAGTGGGGTTGTTTATGATCCTGCGTGACTACCAGCAGCGGGCCATTACCGACTTGTACAACTGGTTTCTTGCTGGCTACAAAGGCAACCCTTGCTTGGTGCTGCCAACTGGCTCAGGCAAGAGCCACATCGTCGCCGCTATTTGTGAAGACGCGCTAACTAAGTGGCCTGAGACTCGCATCTTGATGTTGACGCACGTTAAGGAGTTGATTGAGCAAAACGCTGAGAAGATGTACGTACATTGGCCGGACGCCCCGCTTGGGATTTATAGCGCGGGCATAGGGCGGCGTGAACTGCATCAGCCGATCACGTTTGCTGGCATTCAATCGGTGCGGGACAAGGCAGCGCAGATTGACTACGTTGATCTGGTGATCATTGACGAGTGCCATTTGGTGAACCACAAGGACACGGGCGGCTATCGTGACTTGTTACGCCAGCTTCAACGCATCAACCCTAACCTGCGGGTCATTGGCCTGACCGCCACGCCGTACCGGCTAGGCCACGGCATGATCACGGATGAGCCGGCGATCTTTAACGCCTTGATTGAGCCGGTGACGATTGAAGAGTTGATCTTCAAAAAACATTTGGCCCCGCTGCGTTCCAAGATTACGGTTACTGCGTTAGACACAACCGGCGTTGCAAAGCGCGGTGGCGAGTTTGTAGAGGGCGAGTTGCAGAAGGCGGTCAACACTAAAGACCAGAATGTCCGAGTCGTATCAGAGGTGATTGCGTTGGCAGAAGACCGGCAGCACTGGTTGTTTTTCTGCACGGGTGTATCTCACGCCGAAAACGTCTGCGAGATCCTTAACTATTGGGGCATACCGGCCAAGTGCGTGACCGGCGACACGCCCAAGAAAGAACGCGAGAAGATTATTGAGGAATTTAAGACCGGCAAGATCAAGGCGTTGACCAACGCTAACGTGCTGACCACGGGCTTTAATTACCCAGACATTGACCTGATTGCCATGATGCGGCCAACGATGTCGCCTGGGCTGTACATCCAGATGGCCGGTCGAGGTATGCGGCCTAAGAGCCACACCGATCACTGTCTGGTACTGGACTTTGCGAAGGTGGTTGCAACGCATGGACCGATCACTAATGTACAACCTCCCAAAAAGGGAGGAACGGGCGACGGTGTTGCACCGATCAAAATATGCGACAACTGCAACGAGATATGCGCCTTGGCAGTGCGCGTATGCCCCGCCTGCGGGACGGATTTTCCCGCCGTTGAGCCTAAGCGGTTAAAGCTACAGCATGACGACATTATGGGCGACAGCGGGACCGAGATGGCGGTCACCGACTGGTCCTGGCGGCGACACGTTAGTCAGGCCAGCGGCAAGCTAATGGTATCTATCACCTACTACGGTGGCTTGAGCGATATTCCTATTACGGAATATTTACCCATACTGCACTCTGGTTTTGCCGGTGAGAAGGCGCTGGGTACGCTGTATTACATCGCCAACAAAGCCCAGGCGGTACTAAATCAGATCAACGAAGTGGTTGAGTCAGACGCGGTTGATTATGTTGTGGCGCAGATGAACCAAGGGTTTCCCCCAGTATCCATCGAGTATAAGCGCGATGGAAAATTCTACCGAGTGGTAAGCAGGAAATGGTGATGATTCACTATCATGGAACGCCTATTACCCCCAACCGAGCTATTGAAACGATGGGAGGCAAGCATTTTTGCGTCAGTTACGCCAGACCAGACCAGTTGGAGCGTTGCCTTCGGTTGGGACAATCGTTGATGTTGGACAACGGAGCGTTTAGCGCCAAGACCCGAGGTTTGCAGTTTGACCGAGATGGGTTTTACAAGTGGGTTGAGCCGATCTTGCGTCATCCAAACTGGGGCGTTGTGCCAGATGTCATTGACGGTACGGTTGAGCAGCAACGCGAGATGGTTGCCTCCTGGCCATTTCGTAAAGAGTTTGGGATACCAGTCTGGCATCTTGGTCTTTCAATTGACTACCTTCTTGAACTTTGCGACCAATGGGGTCGCGTCTGTTTTGGGTCAGCTGGTGAATATTGGCAGATCGGAACGCAGAAGTGGGCCGCCAGAATGGATGAGGCGTTCAACCAACTTGTTATTACTTTTGGGTCTGTGCCGTGGGTTCACGGCATGAGGATGTTGGGTCAATCTGAAGGACCATGGCCGTTAGCAAGCGCCGATTCCACCAACGTTGCGGTCAACCATTCTGGAAACTTACAATGTGCTGGTTGCATGGCGAAAAGAATTGATGCAACCAATCCACCGCCCGACAAATGGAAAGTGCAACCGACGCAAGGGTTTTTACTATGAACATTTACGAAACTTCTTTTTATTGCAAATGCCCTATCAACAAAATAAGAATTTTGTACGAATTGAAAATTGAGACTAAAGAAATAATTTCCGTTGAAGAACTGTTGAAACACATTGAACATTGGTATCAAGACGGGTTTCATGAACTGATTGCAGACCATCTTGCAGAAAGTTTTAATGGAATTCAGACGCTGAAAGCAGACCATCATTCGGTCAAAATTACTACAATCAGGCAGGGCAATGAGTGTACCAACCGAACATGAAGAACAACGCGACCTGGTGCGCTGGTTTCGCCAGACGTATCCAGACGTTCGTATCTTCGCTATCCCTAACGGGGAGAAACGCAGTATCAGCGTAGCCGGAAGGCTCAAGGCTGAAGGTGTTAGCGCCGGGGTTCCTGACTTGTTTGTGCCGTCGTGGGGCTTGTGGATTGAGATGAAACGCCAAAAAGGAGGTGTGTTAAGACCGGAACAAAAAGATTGGATTGATTACCTACAGGGCTGCGGGCATCGGGTCATTGTGGGATACGGGTTTGACGATGCCAAAACCAAAATCGGAGAGCAGAAATGACCAAGAAACAAAAACCAGAATTTAAGGTAAATTTTAGTATTGCTGAAATGATTCAGAGGTTTACTGACTACGAATTAGAACCTGTGTTTAAGCTACCCAATAGCGAGCAGATCGTCGTGCCACATTTCATTGAACCGCACAAATGGATGGGATTAGGTGCAGTTACGTATACAACCGAGGAGTTGCTCAACTCCCGTGCGGCCCCAGAACTTCAATGCTTGTGGGCCAGACCGTGGACAGAAAAGATTATTTTTCAGGGCAAAGACCGAGTGTTTAGCAGCGCAGAACTCAAAATCTTGATAAAGGCACGGTTATGAACAAAACAGAAGCATGGCGCAAATGGTGGTCTGTAATTCACAAAACCGCTCCCACTGGTAGTTATGACCCAAGGGAAGCACCCATGTGGGAGGCTTGGGAGGCGGCTTGGGAAGAAGCAAACAAACAATCTCAAGTTGAGATTAATCACCTCAAAGAACAATTAATGCGGGCCAACACAAACGATGGTGCGTACAAGGCTGCGTTTTTGGCTGGTCAGATGGCTGCGCGGGGTGGCTCGTGGAAGTGAAGCCAAACTGCCAACAATGCAGAGTCAACCCTGCGGTCCATAAGGTTTCCTTGTCAAGCGGTAAGGAGTTTCGATGGAAATGTGAAAGCTGCCACAAACGCCTAGCCACAAGCGGATTCAAGGACAAAATAGCATGAAATACGAAGACATTAAGGACTTTAACGAGCGGTGCGAAGAGCACCCGGATCATCAGACTGGAATGATTTCATACAGGATGATTGAGCAACGACTGGAAGAGGAGATTGAAGAGTTGCGGGAGTACATCGAGCAGCGCCCGTGGATCGGGCTGACGGATGAGGAAATTAAATCTCTGCCAAGTTGGTGGCCTAGTTACGAAGACGCCCCGGCTTTAATTCAATTAGTTAAAGATGTAGAAACCAAGCTGCGGGAGAAGAACACATGAATTCAATGTGGCCAGCACTTGTTTTGATTCTTTTACTACAAGGCTGTGCCACTAGTAGCCTCCCACTACATCGAGATCCATACAAAGCCGGAGTTGTTGATGCCGTTACTACAGCGGCGGTTCTAGGGAAGGGAGGGACGGAACTCAACCCTGTAGGATTTCCGGCTACAAATTTGGGCAAGGCAACTTATCTATTTTATTTTCGTCCCAGACTTTCCGAAGAAGATAAGAAAATTTTTGATCGCTGGACATCAACTTTATGGTGGGCGGCTAGTGTCAATAATCTCCTTCAATTTGTAGTACCTAGTAACGTCTACGTAAGCGCAACACTAGGTTTAGCTACAGGTATTTACCTTTACAACTTAGAGGACGAAGAATACAGCCATGCTCCTTAAATACGGAATTCTCGACGACGAAGGCAAGGTGATCCGTTGGGTCTGGCATATGCCGCCATACCCGCACATCGTGCAGAAAATCAAACGCCAGCGCAAACCGAAGCTAGATATATCTAACGTACTGAACGCACTATTTTGAGGTAAATATGAGCCAACAGAAGGTTCTTGATTATTTGAGTGAACACGGAGAGATGGCAAAAAAAGAAATGAAAATACCAGGCGTAACGCCCAAGGCGTTGTTTGGAATACTTAACCGTTTGTGCGCCAATGGTTCTGTCTCTAAACGTGAAGTTGGAGAAGAAAACAGAAGGTATTTTGTGTTCAACATTGGCCCTCCTTCGGTAGAGCCAGAGTACTCGTATATCCTTAGAAACCTACCCAGAAAGGAATTTCATGGCT